GCGCTGGTTACATAGTGAATCAAATCAATATTTTGAGAATTTAAACTTCTATTTTACAATACCAAATGTGATTATTTCGACTTTAAATGGAAGTTTCACAATGAGTCTTACGTCACTTTTTCCGGAGCCGGCATCTCAAAAAAGCGCAACCACACTAATCGGATTGATTAGTATCTTCTCGGCTGTACTCATTACAATGAATCAGTATGTAAAATCACAGCAAATGATGGAGGCGCATCGTGCAGCTGGTCTTTCATATGGTAAACTCTATAGGGTCATCATGAATGAACTTGCACTGCGCCGGGATCAGCGGTCAAATGGCCTTGATTTTTTAAAAATAGTTCGCGTTGAAATTGATCGTCTAGAAAATACCGCCCCCACAATACTTCCTTTCATTATACGGAAATTTTCCATTCAATTTGCCGATAGAGATATTGAAAAGCCAGAAATTACTGGAGATTTAGATCCTGTAAAGATTAATACCGATATAAAAAATAGAGCATTAAGTTGCGTTGTGTCGCCACGAGTAAATGGAACACCTCGTTTTTCTAATAAATTATCTCTATCTACTAACTTCTTTCCAAAACAAGGTTCCTCGTCCTCAAGCCCTGACCGCAATCTATCGCCAACCACTTCAAAAGATGAAAATACTATTGGAAATGGGAAAGAGCCTGAGAGCCCTATAAGAATTAATGTGCCGGCTAAAAAAGCCACCTAAGATTCAGCAAATATGGTTTTATAATGCCTAGATTACATTGGAAAGGGGCTCTTCTTGTATGTGGAGAGCCTGGAACAGGAAAATCACGTTGGATTCGAGAGGAAGCGTCTGCATCACGGGCAAAAATCTTCCGCTGGAATACACGGGTTGACCGTTCATTGCGTGAAGGGCGGGAAATTCTTCACCAACAAGTGCGCTCATGCGAGCCACTCTTTGTTTGGATTGAAGGGGCCGATGATTTAACCCAAGAGGCACAGGCATTTCTACGAAGAATTCTGGAAACTGCATCGACAAATGTGGTATGTGCACTAGAAGTGCGCGAATTATGGAAAATGTCCCCACCTGTATTATCGCGCTGTACTATTATTCAAATGAATAGTGATATTTCGTTTCGCTCACAACAGAAAAGCACGCTTGCACATAGTCTTGGATTATTTAATGACGTATCTCCACAACCTACACTTGATAATATATCCTGGAGAGATATTCCGGCGCTACGTAAGCTTGCTGTAAATCCCTATCAATATATTGACCACCTTTTGAAACGGACGGACCCCTTAGAGAAACATGCAATTGAAGCAATACGCGCAATTGGCTCTGGATCATCACCTTGGATTCAACTTACGGTGTATCTAATGCGGTTAGAAAGAAGCTGATAAGCTGTAAAGTTAAACTAGTATGGAGGTTTCAGGTGAAGGAGCAAGTGTATATGCAGAGGCAAAGGGTGAATATACTCGTCAACTATGTCAGTATATTGTACCTGCTATTCACTCATATTTTCTTGAAATGCTTACATTAGCAAAAGGGCAGGAGGCAGATATTAATAAGCAACTATTACAATTTCAAACATTAATGGAGGGAATTCCTGAGTGGAATATTGATAAGGTTCAGCGTGAAACGCAACGCATCTTAATAAGTACACAGTGCGATTATATTGAAGAGCTTTTAACGGCAGTATTTATTGCCCACACTAAAGTTCTATCAGCAATTCGCCTTACAAATAAACAGAAAAAACTTCAAATCACAATTCCTAAGTTAGAGCATTTTTTACATAGAACATTAAAGGAATGTGCTAGACTTTTATGGACAAATACCTTTTTATTTTCAGAGTCATATTCACCTTTAGAGCGTCAAAGAAATATGAGGCAGGTCGAAGGACTTGTTTCAGAGGGTGTACTTCAAGGTGTGCGTTCAATGCTACCTGTAAAGAGTATTTTACGGGAATACCTCGCTACTGAAGATACGGAGTCTGAGTATGAGTCTGAAACTGAGGAAGAATCAGAGGAAGAATCAGAGGAAGAAAAGGAAGAAAAAGAAGAAAAGGAAGAAGAAAAAGAAGTACATGTTGAAAAACCAAAGAAGAATATTGTTACTGCAGTTAAAGAGTTGGAGGTTGCTGAAGATTCCAATGCAGTAGAGCCCCCACCAACCTCTTTACCTAATATAATGCCTCCACCCATGCCTTTACATAATACAACACCTCATGATACACCTAAGAATGAGCCTATAAGTATTCCGGCTTCTGAACCTCCTGTTTTGAATTTAGATTTTGAAAAACCCACTGTTCAATTTGCAGAAACTGTAACACAGTTTGATGCAACTGCAGATGCAAAGCCTGAATCAACTGAAGTAGATACTGATGATATTGACTTTGAAGATGTAGAAGAAAATGAACCTCCAAAAAAAGAGGAATCTGAAAATCTGGAGTTTGATTTTGAAACGCTTGCGTAAAAAAAGATATGTGAATTCCTTTAATGCCACCAGATGTCCGAAGTGAGCTCTGTTCCAATATGGGTTGGACCTATTTTCGGTGGTGTAGCATTATCGCTTATGTCTGTGGGAGGAACATATTATGTTGAGCGAAAGATTCCGGCTACAAAGATAATTGCTAGAGATTTCATTCTAGGAGCTATTCTTGTTTTATGTATTATGCAGTTTCTTCCTGAATCAGTTACAAAGGCAATTGCTGGAATAATATCAGTATCTTCTCTAATTGCGAATAAAACAGCAAGTACTATGGCAAGTGTATCAAGTGTACCTGATGTAACTGGTGTTACAAATATGCTAGAGGCAACATCTGTAAAAGCTCTTTCATTTGTACCAGACTCATCGGAAGAAGTACGTGTTGGAGTTCCTAGATTCTAGAAATTCCACTTGTCTTATAATTAGAATGGGCAAGTTATTTAAGAAGGGTGGATTGTTAATGCAAATTGTAGTTTTTGTAACGGTTGCTATAATTACGTATGTTGCTTTTAAGATGCTTGGATATATTGCTTTTAATAAACCCGAAGGATTTCAGTTATTATTACCTCCAAAAGATGAAGGCTCCAATACAATATTAATACTAGGTGGTATAACAGTTGTTGTAGTTGGTGGTGCTTTATTATACATGTCAATTCCTAAAGCTTAATAACTTTGGCATTTGCCATTAAGAGAAAAGCGGATACACTTTTCCTACTGTTTCCTCAATACGAAACGCCTGAAATGCCGGCGTAAAAAATTGTTTCGCCGGTACGGCGCCATGTATAAATTCTGCTATGTGTTTATACAGGTCAAAATCAGGAAACCGCTCGGTACCATCGGCATTAATAAATATATTCTTTCCTTCATCGTCAATCATCCAGGACCAACACAAATTATAAAGGTCAGATACTGTTTCTAAAACAGTTAATCCAGGCTCCTTGCTTAAGATATCTGCCGCCGGTTTTACCGCGGGTTTCTTTGGAAAAATTCCATCAATCATGCTAACTGTTAGGCGCGCTAAATCAAAGGACGGATTTGGCGGAACTTCTTTTGTATATTTCTGTGAAACAGCAGGAAAAGCGTACTGTCCATCTGCATCATTTCCCTTCTTAAAATCATCGCTTACAAATTGCTGTCCGTTAATGCGAAAAATAGCCCGTCCATAATCGATAATGCGAAATACCTTACCATATGTTGGAACCTTGAATAGCATTCCAGATTCCGTCTTATAATTGAAAAATTCTTCTTGCGTTCTGCTCCACACAATATTATTACTGTGGAGGTCATTATGTGTAAATCCAATAATACGTTGGGCTACCGATAGGGCAGCAACAACTTGAAATATCCACGCTGTCCAACGCTTCAGCCAGGCCGCGCTTCCAGGACTGGCACCTACCTCACTAAAATTCTCAAAAAGCGAATCCATAGTATCTTCATTCTTTTCAGTTATGATTAGCATTACAGGATAATCACACATCTCAGCGTAAATTGTGTGATCTGGCTCCGAGCTAGAATCATCTGAAGCATTAGAAGCACTCTCTTCCTCTAAAGAAATATCATCCATTGAATCTGAATGAATTGAGCCAATATCAGTTGTTGCAAGTGGGATTTCCTCTAGTGACTCAGAGCCTGATGAATTATCTGAGTCATCACTGTATTCATGAAGAATTTCAGCCATCATTTCATCGGGTATGGGTGTATCTGGATTTAGACGATTTACTACCTTGAACTCAAAAAGATGGCGCTTGTATCCCTTCCAGAACCATCGTTCATGTCTATATGATTGAAACTCATCGGTCAGATTGTACCGATATTTATTAGCACGTGCACAAAAAGCACCATAAAAGGTGTTAAAGTGAGGGCTAATTCCTTCTTCGCGAAGGCGCCCAACAGCATATGAGCAGACAGTATCAATATATGCTTGATTTCCGGGGTCCTGTAATTTCTGCCAGGCGCGGAGCCATCCTTTATGGTGCCATGGAAGTCCAGCCTCTTTTGGAAGACTGTATTGGCCACGAATCCATTGTACAGGATCTAGAAGATGAGTTACCTTTAAAAATGCGTTCTGAACTACGTAAGCCCCACTCACGTCTGAATTCCGTTTCACATTCACAGTACATGGACCACTTGTTCCGGAGCAATCTATGGATTGAATTCTCCAACAAGTGTCCATCCAAATTTCCTCATTTGAATTCCATTTTGCAAGTCTGAAGACTTTTGTCAAAGTTGGAAAAAAGGTCTGGAGAGTTTTATAGCCATTTACCCGAAATAGTTCCTCTGATAAGGGACCGGTCCAGAATTTGGGGGTAGGTAATGGAATCCCCCGGAGTTGACTCATCTTGGAGTAGTTGAGAAGCGTGTTCATGTATAAAACCGCAAAATTTTTGATTATACTTAACTAGCATGGCATCATCTACGGCACACGTGAATTTTAATATCAAGAAGTTTGACATGAAGCGTATTCCACAGGATGCTGTTGTTATTTTTATCGGCCGTCGGCGCACGGGAAAATCCACTCTTGTGCGTGACCTTCTGTATCATCACCAGGATATGCCACTCGGTACCGTAATAAGCGGTACAGAGGAGTCAAACTCCTTCTATGGAAAAATGATTCCATCGATTTTTATTCATAATGAATTCAATCCTGTTATTCTTGCAAATTACGTAAAACGTCAGCGAATGATTGTGGCAAAGATTGGAGAAGATGCTTCGCGCGGTGTAAAATCACGGCTTGACCCTCGTTCATTTATGATTCTAGATGACTGTATGTATGATGATAGTTGGACGCATGATAAGAATATTCGTAACCTTTTTATGAACGGTCGGCACTGGAAGACGTTCTTCCTTATTACAATGCAGTATCCTCTTGGAATTCAACCGGCACTAAGAACAAACGTCGATTTTGTTTTTATATTACGCGAGCCGTATCTAAATAATCGTAAACGTATTTACGATAACTATGCATCTGCCTTTCCTTCCTTTGAATTTTTCTGCCAAATTATGGATCAGTGTACTCAAAATTTCGAGGTTCTTGTAATTGATAATACAAGCCTTTCGTCGAAACTTGAGGATACAATTTTTTGGTACAAGGCAACAATTCAACCTGAATTTAGAATTGGAGCTCCTGAATTCTGGCAACATTCTGGAGCACAGGCCTATAGGGAGCGGGAGGAGGATGCCTCTCCGTATGACCCTAATGCTGCTAGAAAATTAAGGGGACCCCCTGTAAATGTTCGTAAATTCTAAGTATATTCTAATTAGACCAATGAAATATAGTCTAGGTGTTCTTCTATTAATTGCTGTGGTACTACTTACTGTAGATAGATATGTACGAATTCAACCCCTTCTTGATAGAGGTATTCTACAACAAGAAGGATTTGCGTCAAATACAGGAACGCGAGTTGGAAATGATGGTATAAGATGTGGTGTAGACCTATTTCCCTGTCCTGAGAATCTTAGATGTGCAAATGGGATGTGTATGTCGTACGACCTCACTACACCAGTAGAAAGGAACCCCCTTCCGGTTCTTCCTTGAGAAGAAAGTTTCTTCGAGTACTACAGAATGAATAGCCGTTCAGGATTTGGACTTTTAGGACTTGCAATATTTTTAATTGTTGTTGTTGCCTTTCTTCCTTGGCTACGGAATACCTATGCTCCCATGTTCCCAGAGGGATTTCGTGATACAGACTGTAAGGGTGTAACGTGCCAGGAGGGTGAATTCTGCCAAGAGAATACGTGCCGTTCTGTTATGCCCGCAATTACAAATAACTATTGGGGGAACAAGTAACGTGTAAACATTATGATCTAAGAATGATATTCATTCACTAATCATAAAATATTAGGCATCTGGTGATGCCTTTGCTTCCATCTTACGTGCCATTGCAAGATCAGCCGGCCCAGAGTTTCCAAACATCTGATTATACTCGGCAGCACTTGTTGAGGCCGCTGATACAAGTGAATCACCCTCAAGTGAGGGTGCCGATGAAGGTCCAGCACGGGCCTTAGAACTCTGCATGTTTGAGCGCTTCTCGCGTTCAAAAGCCTCGCGAGCATCCTCATTTTCCTTATACTTCTTCATGAGGGTATTGAGTTTTTCCTCGGCATATTCCTGGTCAGCCACATCGGATGGAGCCGGATCCCAAGGAAGCCACTTCCCCACTTCCCCAACAAAGATATTATGAAGTGTATCATTACGCTGAAGTTTCTTTGAACGGGCGACTGCCTCCTCATTTGTGGCGTAGACTCCCCGAATTTTTAGACCGCGCATAGATGTCCGGAACTCATTTTTAACATAGAACGACTCTTCTAGTTTTTCACGATTTGCGAAGACAAACTCATCGTATAGCGCATTAAGTTTTGTTTCCTTTAGCTCTGACTGCTTTTCCTTTACAAACTTCTGTAAGTCGTCCATTAGCGTATCCATACGCACCCGGCTATTGCGAAGACTTAGGGCTACTCCACTTAGATCCATAGAATCAGCTTTATCTGCATCAACATTTAGTTTGTCATTAACAGACTTAACAGTTGACATAAGAAACTCCTCAAATGATGTTACGCGTTGCGTATATTCAAATGAATCAAGAAATTTGGAAAAAAAGAAAACATCCTTATTGGCAAGTACCTTCTCCGGACTCAGAAAGCTCAGTAGACAAAATTTCTGCCCAGGAATTTCGAGATCTTCCGTTAGAAAATCCTCGCGTGGCTCAACAGACATTTCACTCTGAGGTGTATATCTCGGAGTGTTTAGACCGGCATACCGTCTTGTGCTAAACTTAAGTACCCCCTAAAAGGGGGTACTTAATATTGCCTACAAACCTATGATGGCAAGTATGCTACAGAAAAGTACCCCCAAGGGGGTACTTTTCTTTGGCACTTGCCGTTACTTACCGTTACCGTGATAAAAAATCTATATATTAGATATAATGAACTCTACATCCGAAGTTGTCAATCGCGTGATCAAGTACCTTGTTGAGGGTCTATTTGTAGCGGTTGCCGCTATCTTTATCCCCAAGCGCTCGCTCCCTGTTGAGGATGTTCTAAGCCTCGCCCTTGTTGCCGCGGCAGTGTTTGCTATCCTTGATGTTGTAAGCCCGAGCATTGGAATGAGCGCGCGTGGTGGTGCTGGCTTCGGTCTAGGTGCCAATCTTGTTGGATTCCCGATGCGTTAAATCGACTTAATAAACTCCCATGATAAATCCGAGCAGATTTTCTGCCAGATTTTATCCTGCACATATAACTTATCACGATTTTTGAGAAGTGGGAAACAAGGTAAATACTCATCAAGCTCTAGAAGCTCGCAAAATTTGTACAAAACATACGAGTAAGATAGGAAATTACTGCGCCCCTTAGGACAGTGCTCCTGAAATGAGGGTTGAATTTCCTTGAACATGTATCGCAGTTTTTCTTCGATTTCCCGACTCATAACTGGAGCAGTTTGTCCATTAAGACGATTTATAATATGGGGGATGTGCTCATAGTATTTGTTAAATTTCAACTTCTTGAGAATTTCCTTTACCTTAGATCCCTTTAATGTTCTAAAATCCATAATTCGCTCCTTCTTGAGCTCTACTAAAATTGCGTCATATACCTCTTGGGGAATTTCTGTTGTTTCCTTTGCCTGAAATTGTGCAAGCCACTCATTAAAATGATTAATACGCTTATAGGCATAATAACTCACTTCACGCGGCGGATCCTTGTATGAGGGCTTGTCAGAATCAATTAATACAAAATCCTGATAGCCACATGTAACACATGTAAAAACCGCTTCATTTGCACTGAAGGTCATTTCTGTTTCACATGTGGGGCAATTTCCAAAAGACTCAAACTCAATTTCATGAGAAGTTCGTGCATGAGCGGGGTCCATCTTTCGTAAATATTCTTCTAAGAGTTTATCACGGCGAAGAACCTCACCATTTCGTCGTTGCGCTGGTTGCATGCTTGTTGACATTGTATCCATGGATGCCTTTTCAAGAACGGCTAATATACTTCCAGGATTTGCACTAGAGCTTGCCCGTTTTGCAATTGGCTCAACCCCACTTTGGATTTTATCCTGCATGTCGTAATAATTATACAGAATTTCCCCCGTTTTTAAAAAGTAATCATAGAACTCGTCATTTGACTGAATACTATTAATTTCACTTTTAAGACGCTCATGCTCTAGCTTTAATTCACATACATCTTCGGTACCCCTTGATGTTATGCTTATTTATAAATTATTTAATTCATCTTTCTTTTCATCGATTGTAGATTGTTTTTCTTTTAGTTTATCAATTTGAAATGTGTGTAGGGCATCTAAAGTTGTACGCGCCTCTGGATTACTTCTTCGTGTAGGGCGAATATTAAAAAATGCATTCTTTGCTGCCATCCTGACATTGACAGGATTTGATTGTTTAGACCGTCCTTTTTAATTCCCAGGGTGTTTTATAACTCTTAAATTGTATGCCTCCCGGCACGGAAATTACCAAATATTTCCCCCATCTTCAAATTTTTTTCTAAACTGAGGGTATAAACTAAATGACGGGTGGTGGTTTAATGCAGCTTGTTGCCTATGGCGCCCAAGACGTTTACCTAACGGGTAACCCCCAAATTACGTTCTTCAAGGTGGTATACCGCCGCCACACGAACTTTGCCATGGAGTCTATTGAGAACCCCTTCAACGGCTCGCCTGGCTTCGGCAAGAAGGTAACGTGCACGATCCAGCGCAACGGTGACCTAATCCACCGTGTTTACCTCCAGGCGACGCTCCCCTCGGTTCAGCTCCAGACGGGCGACGGCTCTGGCGCGCAGTTCCGCTGGCTCAACTGGGTCGGTCACAATCTTGTTCGCAACGTTGAGATTGAGATCGGTGGCCAGCGCATTGACAAGCACTATGGCAACTGGCTCCACATCTGGAATGAGCTCACGCAGGAGGCGGGCAAGCAGGCGGGCTACTCCAAGATGGTTGGCAATGTGCCTGAGCTCACGAACCTAATCGTTCAGGGCGGTGAGACGTGCGACTCGGCGTGCGCCGGTGGCGAGCCCAACTCGCTCGACGAGGTCCGCAACTGCTCACCTGAGTACACGCTCTACATCCCTCTCCAGTTCTGGTTCTGCCGCAACCCTGGTCTTGCGCTCCCGCTCATCGCGCTCCAGTACCACGAGGTCCGCGTGAACCTCGAGTTCAACGACCTCCGCAACCTCTGCTGGGACATCACGCCCCAGCTAACGTCGAACTACCACACGATCCGCGACCGTGTCAACTCGCAGAACCTTGTCGCGGCGTCGCTCTACGTCGACTACATCTACCTCGACACGGATGAGCGCCGCAAGTTCGCGCAGGTTTCCCACGAGTACCTCATCGAGACGCTCCAGTTCACGGGCCAGGAGTCCATCACGTCGTCGTCGAACAAGCTCAAGCTCAACTTTAACCACCCCTGTAAGGAGCTCATCTGGGTTGTCCAGCGTGATTCATTCACGTCGTGCGACGACACGGTTGTCAACGGCTGGAAGGGCCAGCAGCCCTTCAACTACTCCGACTGGTGGGACCGCTCCGTGCTCGAGTCGGGCTACTCCGTCACGCGTGTTGAGGGCATGGCGGGCAAGAACCCCGTCGTCACGGCGCTCCTCCAGCTCAACGGACACGACCGCTTCCAGGTGCGTGAGGGCTCGTACTTCAACTTAGTCCAGCCGTTCCAGCACCACACGAACGTGCCCGCCGTTGGCATCAACGTGTATTCGTTCGCGCTCCAGCCTGAGCAGCACCAGCCTTCTGGCACGTGCAACTTATCGCGCATTGATAACACGACGCTCCTCCTCACGGTGTCGAACAACGCGGTTGGCACGCTAAACACGGCGTCTGTCTATGTGTTCGCGACGAACTATAACGTCCTACGTGTCATGAGTGGAATGGGAGGCCTTGCCTACTCTAACTAATAACTTTGGATATCCTATCCAATACCTTCAGGTGTTGTATTTTATAAAAGTTAAAGTTTAGTGTATAAAAAATAATAAGTATAAAATATCTAGAGTGGAACAATATGTGCCAATCTAGATGTAATATTATTGAGCTTTTTCGATATATATATTAGTCTATATCTATGACTATATGGCTAAACTATTTATGCTAATTAATACCTCATTCAAATATTTACCATTTTAAAAATTCCAATTATATAGAATGATATATATAAGTGGAATAATTTCTTTATTAATACAGTTTATAGTTGGAATAATTGATTATCTTGCTATAAATGTTGAAGTAAGTTTAAAGGATGAACTTTTAAAGGATTTATTAAAGGTTGAACTTTTTGTTCAGATCATTGAATTTATATTTTATATTTGGTTAATTTACTATTTTAACAAAAAATCTAAGAATATAACTCCATTTCGTTATTTAGATTGGGCAATTACAACTCCACTCATGTTAATTACATTATCTGCCTTTTTGAGTCATAATGGAAATACATCAACCCGATTAATTGATTTCTTATATAATAATATTAGTTCAATAGTAAAAGTAGTACTATTAAATGCAGCAATGTTAATGTTTGGTTTTATTGGTGAAATTGGATTATTAAGTCCCTATATATCTACGGCCTTAGGTTTTATTCCATTTATTATGAATTTTAAGCATATTAAAGATACATTTTTGGTATCATCTGAAGATACATCTAAGAACCTATTATTTTATTGGTTTGTATTTTTCTGGAGTCTATATGGTATATTTGCACTTATGAGTTATACAATAAAAAATACTGCATACAATATACTTGATATATTTGCTAAAAACTTCTTCGGTATCTTTTTAGCCTATACTATAATGTTAAAATCAAAGGACAAATCTTAACGTATCCCTCCATACATCGTAAATAAGTCTTCCGTAACATAATGATATGAAATCGCTACATTAGTCTTAGATGATTCGCCATGTGTATGTGGTGAACCATTAAATAAATGTGAGTCCACACGCTCAACACTATCAATATATTTTAACCATAACCCCATAGTTATATCACCATTTTTATGAAACTCTATTTTTTCACGGGGTGTAACAAGTAGATACTCTCTAAGAGCGGCATATGCTGCCCGAGAAAGGGCAAAGCTTGCTCCACCTGACATGTACATAATAGGCCAGGTTAGAGCACGCCCTACATATTGACGTTTACTAGCGTCAAGACCTTCAAGCAAACTATGTAAACGTTCAGGAAATATGAAAGTATCATCATCGGGAAAGACAACCCAGTCATATTTAGACATATCATTTTGTTGAATATATTGATAGTATCTGTAAGGACATGTTTCATATGAATCAGCAAGATTCATATTAACAACATTTGGTTCATTAGAGCCAATTGCTCCAGTAAGAAACACATAAGAGTCTTGTGGCACTTTTGAAAGCCAGGTTTCACGCTGCCATTTTGCACGCGTCTTTAAAAAGGGTTTACAAGAAAGAATTATATATCCTACAGAAACCATTTTTATAACATACTACAAGAATTTCCCCCTTAAATTTTATTATAACAGCATTTTTCCATACATTGTAAATAGTTCTTGGGTAACATAATGATATGAAATTGCCACATCAGTTTTAGATGATTCATCATCTTTATCATGTGAATTCAAACGTGTACAATTTATGCTTTCTAAAGCATCAATACAGCTTAACCATAATCCCATAGTTACATCTCCATTTCCATGAAATTTAACTGCCTCTTTTGGCGTGCTAAGTAGATATTCACGAAGTGCAGCATATGCTGCTCGAGAAAGAGCAAATCCTGCTCCGCCTGACATATATACAACATCAAGATGAGTTCCTTCATTTGGTGTAACAACATTAAGTCTTAGAAGAGTATTATATGCATCCTGAGTAATTGGAATACTCATCTTACTGGGTATATATACAAGTTTCAAAATACCCTTGCGGCCGAGATATATACGTTTGTTATAATCTAGACCTTCAAGTAACTTATGTAAACGTTCAGGAAATATGAAAGTATCATCATCAGGAAAGACGACCCAATCGTATTTAGACATTTCATTTTGCTTAATATATTGGTAATAGCGTTCGGGACATGATTCATATGAATCATTATCATTCATGCAGACTACATTTGGCTCAGTAGAGCCGATTGCACCAGTAAGAAACACATACGAGTCTTGAGGCACCTTTGAAAGCCATGTATCACGCTGCCACTTTGCGCGTGTTTTCAAGAAAGGTTTACAAGAAAGGATTATATACCCTACGGAAACCATGTATATAGTAGATGAAACGGAATAACCATTTAATTTTTATTGTGTTAGTTCTTGTAGTTTGTATAGTATTTATTTATCATAGGCGTCGCTTAGAGAATTTTGATGATTCTATATTTGGGGGAGACCTTCCACTTTGGCAAAAGATTTTATACGGTATTCTGTTAGTTATAGTAATAATAGTATCTATATCTTTTACTAGACATCTCAATAATACTGTAATACCTTCATCACCAGCATTAACATCATTTTATAATTTTAATCAATTCTTTGAATTCATGCTTACAATAGGAGGATTAATTATACTTGCTATAGGATCAATAATAGTAAGTGTAATATTTGGTATACCTTTATTACCTATGATAGTATCCTTAGTCGGATTTGGTTTAATCGCTTATTTAACTTATTTAAGTATGAAGATTACCCCTAAAACAAATAAACCTGCAAACTCATAACACAGGTATTTCACGCTCGGTCTCCATAATAACCTCTAGAGGCTGAGGGTATTCACAATACGGCACAGCAGCACTAGTAGGTTTGTCAAGAGCAAGTAACTCCTGTAGGGCTTTCATGCGTCTTTCAATTGGTCCACCGGTTAAGCGCCGAGAAATTTGCTTCCATCTCCATTCAAATTGAAGGGCCGCCCGATGATCAGGAAATCCCCGTACATGTGCTATTCGTTCCCATGCGCGCCCTTTTGTTGCCATTGCTCCACCTGATAAAAGCCCGTTATGCTGTTTGAGTCGTCTATCTAAGTCAGGTGTAATTCCAACATAGGTTTTTGGTGATCCATCTACAGTAGCCAGTAAATAACAGTGCCATATCATGGCGTTTATATCCTTCTCTAAGAATAAAGATGGAAGGAGGAGGCGTATCTAGCCAGACACTCTTTACAGATATTGGAGATTACCAGCGTTTAGATGAAATTTTTACAATTGGAGGTGCTTCTGTATTCACCCTATTTCTTGTAACAATTGCTACCCGGATTGGAAACCTTGGTGGACTCCCACTAAATACCTATTTTGATATGTTTGGCTTAGAGGGTGTTCTCTCAAATACAATGCTACTTGTAATTCTTATACAAATCGCCCGATACTTATATACTACACTGTACACATCGGGTGGTAAGGCATGGTCACCACTTGTCTTCCTATGTTTTGTATTAATTGCCCAAGTAGCTCATGACGTACTATTTTATTATGGTGTAATAAATGTTGTGCCGTCTGGAGTAAATGAGATGATTGATGTATTACGTTCATATGCTAAAGATAATTCCTATAAGGCTACAATTGGTCACGTAGTACTTATAGTTATTACTTCTGTTGTGGCGATGATAATGAATGATTTAAGTATTATTGCGAGAGTTTTAGGTGTCGCTGTAATTCTCTATATGTTTCCTTATGTTCTCTCTATTGTATCAAAGAAACCTGCTCCACCATCACCCCCACCAAAGAAGGAGGAATTTGTAGATCATAGATTTAGATAAGGTCTAGTGCCGTTAATTCTGCTACTTACTATTAGATAGATGTCTGCCTCTCTCCAGGAAGAAACATCGGCAAACTCAAATGAATTTAAAAATGTTGAAGAAAATTTTAATGAATCTCCTGGCGCTTCACCCTTAACTGAAACGGGAAGTCCAACTTTAGAGCGTACACCATCAGATAATTCAATTCCTACACCCGTTAGTGCAAATGTTATACCACCGTCAATAAATAAAAATGTAAATACTCCAATATCAAATACAAGTTTGAATGCTTATGAAAATGAGAGTAAGAATGATGATGAGGAACCTATAGTAACAAATTCAGAAACATCAACAATGCCAACAACTACACCAATTCCAACAACTACAGCAAGTGTACCGGAAGAAAATTCGCGTATAAACGGGCTAGAATCGGCTAATCCACCAAATAATGTTTCGCATAAACCGCGCCGGTCAACAAAGCAAAAGGCAGCTGATGAGGGGCAAAGGCAGATGCTTGAATTACTTCGCGAAATTTATCGCAAAGAATTTAGCGATATCCCGGAGAAATTTAGACCGAAGCCCAAGGCGTATGTAGCTCGTAAAATTTGGTACACAGAAGAGGGTAATGCCCGTGATAAAGTAATACAATCCTATATACTTGCTGATAAAGATGCTGCCAATGCTCGTATGGGCGTTAATCTAACACGGAAGCGTCTTGAAGAAAAGGGTGAATTTTCAAATGACTATGTGCTAAATACTCTTCCTTCTGTGGTTTCAAGTGCTACAAGCTCGAGCTCATTAAACTCATTTCATCCATCAACTGATACATTAAGGGAGCGCGCGGCAAAATCTATAGAGCGTTTATCGGAAATTACAGACAATGCTGAAATGAAGCTGATGACTCAAATAAAAGAACCCGCGCTACGTTCAAAGGCACGATATGTTTTTAAGGAAACACGGAAGGTTGTAAAACGTCTTGGTCATGAAATTAAGACACAGGCGAAACATTTAGAGCATGCTGCCAAGCAACACATTCGGATGGAGGGGCAAAAGGCGCGAGCAAAGATTGAAAAAAAGGCGCAACTCAATCTTACAGTAGCTCTTGGTAAAAAGCCAAATAAACGTCTAACACACCGTTTAGCGCGTCTACGAAATTCAGGACAGGGAGTGGCCGTTAAAAACTTTTTAAGGGCAGAGAAAAAGGCGGGTCGTGTAAGGGGGCCAATAAACAGTTCTACACCTGAAAACGAATCGACACTACCAGAACTTAAAAATAAAACGGCATCATTACTAAACTCATATAACGATTAACGGCTTGGCACAACACGGTAACATTTTGCCTAATATAAAATTGAGTCAATTGCTTCCTAATTCTATTAGCAAGCAAATGGCTTTATCTGAATACTTGCGTGTTGTGAACACGGGGGAACCGTGTACCCTTCCAGACCCTCTTGCCGTCAACTACAGTTTTCCGCTAGACCCCTTTCAGGTACATGCTATTTCGGCAATTTCCCGTCATGAAAATGTACTTGTAACGGCAAAAACAGGTTCAGGTAAAACTCTTGTAGGTGAATATCAGATTGCACATAGTTTGGCAAAGGGTCGTCGTGTGTTTTACACAACTCCTATTAAGTCACTGAGCAACCAGAAATTCTACGATTTAAAACAGATGTTTCCTGACCGCGTAGGGATTATGACAGGGGATATTAAATTCAAGCCAGATGCCGACGTAATTATTATGACAACCGAGATTCTCAGAAATATGCTGTTCAAACAAGGAACAAGCACAGAGTCACTCGGTATTACTGCATCACTATCACTAGACCGACTAGACGCGGTAGTATTTGACGAGTGTCATTATATTAATGATAAGGACCGTGGGGCAGTCTGGGAAGAAACTCTTATATTACTACCCCCATCCGTAAATTTGGTTCTTCTTTCGGCAACAATTGATTCTCCCCAGCAATTTGCTTCATGGCTCGGTGACCTGAAAATGAAACCGATTCACCTTATTTCAACGGAGTATCGTATTGTTCCCCTACATCATGGCCTGTATCGCGGGGTTGAATTTCTCACTATTATGGATAATAAAGAGCGGTTTGATTCAGGACTGTACAATGCCTGGCTTCTTTGGCGGAAGGCACAGGAAAAAGAGTCTGATGTTCACAAAGCACGTGTGGCAGCACGGCGTGGCGGTGATTATGAAGATGGCCCTATACACCGAAAGGGGGAAATCAAATCGTACATACACACTCTAAATACAAATATTGAACGCCTAGAGAAAACAAACCTTTTGCCGGCCCTGTTCTTTGTATTTAGCAGGAAAGATTGTGAGCGCTATGCTAAAGCTGTTACACATACGCTAATTGATAGCTCGGACACGGCAGCAGTGCGCCATATTATTCGGTTTCATCTTCATAGATATGATGACCTTCTACAGGTGCCACAGTACCATACAATTACCGAGCTCTTAGAGAAGGGTATTGCCTTTCACCACAGTGGCTTGTTACCTGTTCTCAAAGAAATTATTGAAGTCCTATTTAGTCGCGGATACGTGAAACTCCTTTTCGCTACTGAAACTTTTGCTGTGGGAATTAATATGCCTACAAAGACCGTGGTATTTACGAGTTATAGGAAGTATGATAGTAGTAAGGAGGGTCTACGTTTACTAAATACAGATGAGTACATTCAAATGGCAGGGCGGGCGGGTCGGCGCGGAAAGGATAGTCAAGGGATTGTACTGTATCTTCCTGATAGAGAGCCAGAAGGCATGGAAGATGTAAAGCGAATGATGACGGGGCGGAAATCAACTTTTCAATCTCGGATGAACTTTCATTATGAATTTATTCTGAAAACGTTTCAGCGGAAGGATTTGCGATGGATGGAGATTATGAAAAGCTCCTATTGGTATCGGCGACATGCACGACTTATTGATGAGTGTTCAAGGGAGATTGAGGCATGTAAGACGGCCGATGTTTCCATTACGCCTGATGAGCGCGCCGCCATGCAGCAATTTGATATTTTGCAACAACAAATAAAGGAAACTGTAAATGCTTCCCGCCGGCAAGCACAAAAAATGCTCGAGGTCTGGAAAAATACTCATATAGGTCCGCGATGGTATGCCCTAGAGAAGACACTGTGGCCGGCTGAGAAGGCTTTAATACGGCGCCGAAAGATGCTCGAAGATGATTTAGTAGCGCTACAGGAGCCTCAGCGAGATGTAGAGCCCGTGCTAAATGCTCTTGAAACACTAGGCTTTATGAAGGACGGTGAGCTAACCCCACTTGGAACTATGGCTACAGAAGTAAATGAAGGGCATTCTATACTAATGCCCCTTTTCTGGATGGGGATTAGTCGCCATGCATTAACGCCTGAAGACACCTTGGCATTACTTGCAGTGTTTCTTGGAGAGGGTACACCTGGAGCACATACTATTAGTTCGCCACATGTACGCGCTTCAGTTGATGAGTTAACGCGTCTTGCCAAAAGTTGTATGGAAGTGGAGAAAACATATAGAATTGTCAGTCCAAATCCATCCTATTGGGATATTAATACAGAGTATGTTGAGATTGTTTCTAAGTGGCTAGGCGGAACAACACTTATTGAGTTGTCTGTAGAGCATGGTATCTTTGAAGGAAATCTTATCAGAATTCTTACAAAACTACAGTCACTCTTAGAGGAGTGGAGGATTCTTGCTACCTTGACAAAGGATACGCATACTTTGAATATGCTATCAGGAGCTGAGCAACTCTTACAGATTGGATATGCATCGGCAGAAAGTCTGTATTTACAGCTCTAAAAGACTAAAATTGGACTTTGTCTTTAGTGCATTTATACTACATGATTCAACAAGAAGTCCATTTGCGTACACACCATAATTCATTTTAATATCGGCATTTTCTAGGGCGAAATGCCATATTGTGTATGTTCCCTCAGAATTCCATGGCCGAGCCCGCTCATCAATAGAAGCCATAAGCCGGTATTTTTTATCAGTTATAAAGATTCTACCAAGGCTTCTTAGTGTTTCTGCCTTTTCAGTATAAGTAATTGTATCTACAAGAATGGAGTGGCAACCAGTAATATAGAGGTCTTCCTTTAGTTCAGGATAAGCACTAGGTGAGCATTTGTAAAGACGATTCTCAGTGCGATCAGCATTACCAGGATTATAGAGTGGCCCCTTTCCAATACATTCTATACGCTTGTAACCATCGCGACTTGTTTTTACAAGTGTTCCACGTTTTAAGTCTTCTATAGGCACATAGGTATCTTTTCCGTCAACTTCACAAAGGATTTTAGTTCCCTCTAAGAAACAGGGAGCGGATGGATATAAATTATAGCTTCCATCGTTAATAAGAGGGTCCCCATTATTGTATACAACTGTCTGACTTGATGTACCACTACTATTACTAGCAAGTCTCCACCGTGTAAATCCTCCATATGGACCATCAGCACCAACAGTAAAAGTGCTAGAATATCCTAAAGCATTTGTATAAGCCAATGCATCTTGCTCAGTAGGAAAATAAGCTAATGGAGAACCAACGCGAAACCCCTTTTCGGATACCGGACCAAGCAGTAGACGTACACCTGTACCAGTGTCTAGTGTCTTGTGTGAAAGACCTTCATTAAATACATAGGCAGTATTTTCAACAATTGGATAGCTACTAGTATCTACTACAAATTCACCGGGCGTTGATGTAAGGTAGACTAAGTATGTCTGTTCAAATGCCGAGGCTCCAAAATCTACGTGGGGTGCCGTATCACCCTTAATCCATTGCATCGGAATACTATCCAAGTGTGAAAGGTCTAGTCCGAGCTTTGAAAGCAGAGCATCCCTTATAGAATCTTTTTGTGGAATCGTAAATGATAGTTTTCCATAAGGCATTGCATCAACCGTTTGTTTTGCCTCTAGCACTTGTGGAAGTGCATTCACATACACTAGGTCCTCTAGACTTAGAACATTATTGAAGACAGTTGTCATCTATTAGAGTCGTAGTTTTATTTTACGACCCCCCTTTTGCGCATTAAGGTAGTATCTAAAAACGGTTTGTAGAACTTCATGCGTATTTTTAGAAAGTGACATGGGTATAATTTCCGGTTTTAAAATTGTAGATTCTGTTTTTGTATTTTCATCCTTTCTATTTACCCCTATAGATTCCTCTAGAGGTAAAGGTTGTTCTCCAAGTACATCCTTATAGGGTGATGGATAGCGTGTTATTCCTTTTGCTAAAAGGTCTTTAGCAAAGGGAGTTAATTCTCCATCTACTACCTTTGTTCCCTCAACTCGAATATATTCCAGATAGTAAAAATATATTTTATCAAAAATCATGGGAATAAAGATATATGATAGTAGTTGCTCATCCTTTCCAATATATGTTGGAGCTCCAATATTGGAAGTAGTTCGTTTATTACCGGATGAATTAACAACCTTTGAACTACTACGAAGATAGGCCAGGCATGCCTTCCATAATTTACCAGACTTACATTCATCTATACCACCTAGCGTACTTGTTACAGCGGCATAACATCCTGTTGTTTTTATTCCAGTAGTGGGATTTACATGCCATTGTCTATGATAATTTGGCTGGGAAGCAATAATAATTTGATATTGTGTAGTAGAATCGATAGTTTCAAGCTCTTTCTTTAGCGTATGCTCCCACTTCACAATATCTTCTACCATGTCACGCTCCTTTAAAATGTTCTCAAAAAGTGTATCAGCATCACGTATAAAGACAGGAATGTCTGGAAAATCACAGAGTGCTTTCATGCGAAGAGCACGAATAATTGCATTGTCAATTGTTCGCCCCCCTTCATCGCCAACAGAGTATTCTGCCCACTGAACTACACCAAAAATTACGTTAGGATGTCTGGCAATTTCATTCCATTCTTTTAAGTGTAGAGCATATTTAGGATTACCTTTATTTTTTGTTATTGGGGCCTCAAGACTTAGGGTGTCAAGATACACAATTACCTTCCATCCCTTGAATTCAGGAGCGTCTGTGGCTTTAAGATATTGAAGAATTCCCTTTTTGTAAATATCGGTTTTTGTCCATTGAGAATCTTGCCCCTTAAAATCACCTTCATCACGATAATAGTACGCTGTGGCAAAAATACCGGATGGTTGATCTGGAGTGTTCATTGTATAAATAATTTGTCCCTTTGAGGAGTCATCTGGATCTATATCAATTTGTATTTGATTCTCCATCCTACTGAGGGGGTCCACTAAAATTCAAGACACACGACCGTGTTTACGTAGATAAAAATGGAATATCCTGAATGCCCTGTTAATCATGCTATTATGTGGAAGCGTCTAGAGAACTATTACGTAATTGAATGTGCTCCCCTATCATGGGATGAAATTCAAGAGAAGATGTATGTAGATGCTCTTGTAAAGGGGGCGTACTATATTCCAATGATTATTATTCTACTTATCTGTTGTTCATGTATGGTTTCGGGTCGCCGAATTTATAGGATTCGGAAAGATAGCGGGGGTGAAACTATTGTAAATATTTAATTATCCGAGCACGGTTATTTCATTATTCTATTTATAAAATGAATAGAATAATACAATAAGGGTTCTTAACCAAGAACCGTTATTTCATTCTGCTAAAGCAGAATACAATAAGGGTTCTTAACCAAGAACCGTTATTTCATTTGCCATAAATGGCAAATATAATAAGGGTCCTCATCCGAGGACCGTTATTTCAAACACCAACGTATAATCATGATTTCCCAAATCGACTACCCTAAAGAATTCATCACGTAGACTAATGTAGAAGGAAGATATTCTAGCAATGGGAGCGGGTGATGAATAATAGATAGGTAAATATGTATCTTTATTTAGAAAATAGTAGCCATCAGTTTGAGCAGAATCCATATAGATTATATGAAAACAATCTTTTCTACCAACACCTACTTCAACCCTATTTAGTTCAATAGAGTTATCAACATTTATATGAAGATACAAGCGTTTTATACAGTAATCTGGGTCAGCACGGTGCGGGGCTATAATTGGAGTAGTACTAGTACCTGTATAATCAAGCGGATCAAAGCCAAATAGACGTGCTGGAGAATTTATACTCATTACTGACGCTGTATAAGTATCAATAGTATCAACATAATCTCCAGAGCCAAAATAGAAAGTGAATGTATTGGGTCCAACCGCGCTAACTCGTATTTTTTTAGTGATTGCCGAATAGGTAACTGTATATGCGTTTGAGCTGGCTATGCTTGTTAACTGTACCTGTAATTCTGTAGCAAGTCCATTTATAGTATACTGACCGGGTGTGAGTGTTAACACACGACGTAATACACCTTCTCCAAAGGTAAATTGATTCCAGCCAGTATTTACGTTGTAAAGATCGGCAGGAAGACAGCCACTAAGAAGTTCAATAGAAACAATATCCTTTAAAGGCCGTCGTAGATTCCAGCGAAAATCATTAGAATAAGGATTAACAGAAAGATTTCTATCACGACTATTTATTGCAACAGTAACAGTGCGTTGCCCGCGCCGCTTTGCTGTTGCTTCAGGAAGAAGAACAGTTTGTCCAGTTGTATATGACATCTCTTATTATTAGTTCTGTATTTTTAGAACTGTTAACATCGCAGCCATTCCAGAATAATTATGTGAACTAGAAGAAGACATCCATATTGTGTAATAGAATGTTCCTGCCCCAGGTGTATCAATTGAATGCCCACTTGCGTTTTGTGATGGAGTTGATCCAATAGCTGGAACTCCAGAAATATAATAAGCAGGATTTGTATTTGGTAATGTAAGCGGCGACACATCAGATACAATATTTGTCGAGCTTGTATTATTAGCACCTGTTGATGTTGCCCGTCCAACAGTCATTTGAACAGTATGATTACCTCCTATAAAGACTACATTTGCCATGATAAGGAACTTTGAAGTAGCCGTAGCAGTAAGTGGTCCAATTTCATAGATACGTGTCTGAGTTGTTCCTACTGTTGTTGTAATAAGTGAGCCTGGGGCAGCATAGGGTTCATTACCTGCTACATAGCTTGGTGTAGGATTTCGAATTAGTGAAAATATAGGCCCTGTTTCTCCAGTTGAGCCAGTTTCAGTAGATTTCTGTTGAGCAATAAGGTCATAATTATCTGTTCCAGCAATACCTGTTGGTCCAATCTTCCATCCACCATAGATATTTGGATTATATATGTCTGGGTCTGGTCCAACATTAATATAGGGCGTAGCAAATCCATACTCAGTCCATACCGTTCCTTGATTGTTTGCTCCAAGTGTTCCATTTATACCACCTGTTTCTCCGCTTCCAATATTAATTGTTCCAGGACCAAAAAAGGCGTCAATGTAGCGTGAGCCAGTTGAGCCGAGTGTATATGTTTGATTTTCAGCAGGAATTAGATTGCCTGTCATTATAATATCATCTCCAATAGCCGATAGTTTGGAATTACCAATATGAACTGAGCCTGTTCCAACATAGACATCTTTCCATCGTGTGCCAGTTGTGCCGAGGCTATATACTTCATTAGTAGCAGGTACTATGTCGCCAGCAATTGTTAATACATTACCTGTTGCACCAGTTGCATAGGCTAACCCAATAGTTGATGTTCCAACATACGGTAATACACGGCGAACACCTAGTCCGATACAATGATTTGATTCTTTAAATACACCACTACCAGATGGTGAAGAAATCCAGTTAATTCCGTCGTATGAATATATTAAATTACTAGCGCCTGTGCCTCCAGCAATCCATACTGAGCCATTCCATGCTACTGCTAGACAACTACTGGTAAATAATTCATTTCCAGATGATATAGCGTTCCAGGTAATTCCATCAGTTGAATTTGCCAGTTGATTCGTTCCATCGCCTCCAGCAATCCATAAGGAACCATTCCATGCTAAAGCATAAACATTAGTTGTAAAGACAGAATTACCAGAGGTTGACGCTGTCCAGGTAATTCCATCAGACGAATACGCCATTCTATTAGTAGCACCATTAGCACCAGCAACCCATAGTATACCATTCCATGCTACTGCTTGGCATTGAGTAATAAGAGTTGTTCCAGAAGACGAGCCAAACCAGTTAATACCATCATATGAATATCCCAAACTATTTGTTCCATTGCCTCCAGCAACCCATAGTGAACCATTCCATGCAATTGTTAGACATGCACCGCTAAATATAGAATTTCCAGAAACACTTGCCACCCAGTTAATCCCATCATATGAATAGGCCATATTATCTGTTCCATTACCCCCAGCAACCCATAGTAAACCATTCCACCCTAGTGAATAACAATAGGTAAAAATATCTGTTCCAGATTCTGAGGCGGTCCAATTAATTCCATCAGAAGAATAGCCTACGCTGTTTGTTCCATTACCGCCAGCAACCCATAATGAACCATTCCATGCAACGGTATTACACTGTACTGTAAAAAGAGATGATCCAGATGCTTTCCAAATGAGGCCATCATATGAGTAGGCAAGTACATTTCCATCCTGAGCACAAGCAACTATAAAATTTTCAGTAAGAAGCTTAGGTATTTCAGATGTTTTTGTTCCAACACGAGGTAATACACGACGACTAGCTAGTGCAATACAATAATTTAATTCTTTAAATAAAGTATAACCTGATACTGAAGGAACCCAGTTAATACCATCGTATGAATATATTAAATTAGAAGTGCCTACACCTCCAGCAATCCATACTGAACCGTTCCATGCTACTGCTATACAAACACTAGTCAAAAGTTCATTTCCAGATGATGAAGCGGTCCAATTAATTCCATCAGATGAATATGCCATAGTATTTGTTCCGATGCCTCCAGCAACCCACATTGAGCCATTCCATGTTAAAGCGTACACTGCATCTGTAAAGGTAGAATCTCCAGAGGCGGATGCTGTCCAGATAATTCCATCATATGAGTATAGAATTCTATTAGTACCACCACCACCAGCAAGCCACATTGAACCATTTGTTGCAATTCCATTACATGTAAAGTCAGCATTTAAGACAGATGAGTTTGTCCAGTTAATACCATCGTATGAATATGCTATGCTATAAGTAACGCCACTACCACCAGCAACTAACAGCGAACCATTCCATGCAACTGCATTACATGTTCCGGTAAGTACAGCAGTTCCAGATGCTGATTCCGTCCAATTAATTCCATCATACGAATATGCCATAGTGTTATATCCAACAGCTCCTGTTCCAATACCTCCAGCAACCCATACTGAGCCATTCCAAGCTAATGTATAACAATGGGAGGTAAACATAGCTGATCCAGATACCGAGGCGGTCCAATTAATTCCATCAGAAGAATAGCCTATTCTGTTTGTTCCGCTACCACCAGCAACCCAGATGGTGCCATTCCATGCTATAAAATTAGATGAACCTGCAAAAGTTAGTCCCCCAGAGGTTGAACCTTTAAAAATAGAGTTTCCAGACTCGGATATTTTCCAAACAAGACCGTCATATGAATAGGCAAGTTTATTTCCATCTTGGCCACCTGCAACAACAAAATTTTCAGTAACATTAGGGATTATAAGTGGAGTTGTATAAGGATTTGATGGTAGATGACGAGATGAAACAGCAAGACAATATGTTGAAAAAAGAGTATTTCCAGATTCAGAAATTGACCAATTAATTCCATCGTATGAATATGCCATTCTATTTGTTCCATAACCTCCAGCAATCCACATTGAGCCATTCCAGCTTACTGCTTCGCAACTTGTTGTTAATATTAAATTACCAGATGTTGAGCCTGTCCAGACAATTCCATCAGATGAATATGCTAGTCTATTTGCTCCACTACCTCCAGCAACCCAGAGAGTGCCATTCCATGCTATAGTACGACATGCACCATTATAAAATGCTGCATTTCCACTGGGTGAAGCAGTCCAATTAATACCATCGTATGAATATGATAGCATAACTGCACCTACTGGACTTCCTCCTGATCTTGCTCCTCCAATAATCCATAATGAGCCATTCCATACTAATGCATTAGGGATAAATGGAATTGTAGTAAAAGGGCTTACATCACTTGTAGTTGTAATTCCATTCCAATTAATACCATCATATGAATATATTAAAAGTTTTGTTCCATTACCGGCCGCAAGCCATAATGAACCACTCCATGCAATTGCACTCGCCCGTGTTGTAAGTAATGAATTTCCAGATTCTGAAGCTGTCCAGGTAATTCCATCATACGAATACGCCATTTGATTAGTTCCTTCACCACCAGCAACCCATATTGAGCTATTCCATCCAATAGCATTACATGTAGTTGTAAAGACAGAATTTCCAGATGATGAGGCAGTCCAATCAATTCCATTAGGCGAATATGCTAATCGATTATTAACTTGACCACCTGCAACCCATAATGAGCCATTCCATGAAACTACATTACATAAGTCTGCAAACACAGAATTTCCAGACTCAGATATTTCCCAAGTAAAAGCATCATATGAATATCCAAGTGTATTAGTTCCATTGCCTCCACCCACTATAAAATTCTCAGTAAGATATCTTGCAGGAGGACCTGTATCACCAGTTTCACCAGTAGGTCCTGTATTTCCAGTGGGTCCTGTGGCTCCAGTATTATCTGCCGAACCAGGAGTACCAGTAGGCCCAGTATCGCCAGTAGGCCCAGTATCGCCAGTAACGCCTATAAAACCTGTAGGCCCTGTTACACCAGTATCACCAGTACTACCAGTAGGTCCAGTTTCACCAGTAGGTCCAGTTTCACCAGTAGGTCCAGTTACACCTGTATCACCAGTAGGTCCTGTATCTCCTGTATTTCCTGTATTTCCTGTAAAACCTGTAGGACCTGCCGCCACAAATAGTACCCAGAGGTTAGGTGATGTAGAAGGTTGCTCTCCTGTATTTGTTATAATACATAAATAGCTATTACCAGTAATTGTATCAAAAACTAGGTCATTAATATAATAAATAGTATCTATATCCCATACACCTCTAGGAGTTAAGGGTGTTCCTGGAGCACCTGTTGCACCAGTATCACCAGTATAGCCTGTAACACCTGTAGGACCTGCTTGAGCAAATAGTGTCCAATAGGTTGACGATGTAGAAGGTTGTTCATTTGTATTTCCTAGAATACATATGTAAGTATTATTATCAATTGTATCAATAGCTAAGTCATTAACATCATAAGCAGTAGCTGAATTCCATATACCTCTAGGAATTAAGGGTGTTCCTGCCGGTCCTGTTTCACCAGTATAGCCTGTAACACCTGTAGGACCTTTCTCTGCAAACAGTGTCCAATACGATGATGATGTAGAAGGTTGTTCATTTGTATTTCCTAAAATACATATGTAAGTATTATTATCAATTGTATCAATAGCTAAGTCATTAATAATATAAGCAGTAGCTGAATTCCATATACCTCTAGGAATTAAGGGTGTTCCTGCCGGTCCTGTTTCACCAGTATAGCCCGTAAAACCTGTAGGACCTGCTTGAGCAAACAGTGTCCAATATGTCGATGATGTAGAAGGTTGCTCCCCACTATTTCCTAGAATACATATATAGCTATTATTATCAATTGTATCAACAACTAGCTCATTGACAATATAGCTATTTCCTACATCCCATAGACCTCTAGGGATTAAAGGTGTTCCTGCCGGTCCTGTTACTCCTATATCTCCAGTAAAACCTGTAGGACCCCCCCCTACAAATATTGTCCAATAGGTTGGCTCTGTAGAAGGTGGATTTTTCGGAGGTCCTGCAAGAATACATATATATGTATTATTATCAGTTGGATCAATAACTAGTTCATTAAGATTATAATTAGGATAAACAGTCCATATACCCATAGGGATTAAGGGTGTTCCTGCCGGTCCAGTATTTCCAAGCGGTCCAATATCACCAGTAGGTCCTAATGGACCTTTCGATACAAATAGTGTCCAATATATAGAGCCCATTGATGCTGGGTTCTCTCCCGTATTTGCTAGAATACATATATAGGTATCACCAGTAAGTCCGTTATAATCAACAACAAGGTCATTAACTTCGTATTCAGTTTCTGAATCCCAATTACCTCTAGGATTTAAGATTGTTCCTGTAGCTCCTGTGGCTCCTGTATCACCTGTTTCACCAGTATATCCTGTAGGTCCTGTTTCTCCTGTGGCCCCTGTATTTTCAGCAGTACCAGGGGTACCAGGGGCACCAGTAGGTCCTGTTTCTCCTGTGTGTCCAGTGTCGCCCGTAGGTCCAGTATCTCCTGTATAACCAGTGTTTCCTGTTTCACCAGTAGGTCCTATCATGCTAAATCCAACAGACCATGGCATTCCTCTAACTTTAACTTCATAATTTAACTGTATCCATTTAGATGCAGTTAACGGGTTGTACTAAATTAAGTACCCCCTTCCAGGGGGTACTTAATTTAGCAATAAACGGTAATTTAGGATGGCTTAAAATTATTTTTTACTTGGCCGTAAAGCCAAGTGCTATTAATTTATTCAGTTTTTACATAAAGTATTCCTGCAACTAAATCAATATAAAAATCACCTACAAAGCCCTGTTCAGGATCAGGAGGGCCTGTTCCTGAATATATTTTTGTGCCAGTTGGTCCTGTATCACCAGTTATACCAGTTGGTCCTGTTTCACCTGTTACACCTGTTGGCCCAGTATCACCTGTTTCGCCAGTATCGCCAGTTGGTCCTGTTTCACCCGTTACTCCAGTAGGTCCTGTTTCTCCTGTTTCACCTGTATCGCCAGTAGGTCCAGTATCACCAGTTACACCTGTAGGTCCTGTTTCACCTGTTTCTCCTGTATCGCCAGTAGGTCCTGTTTCTCCCGTATCACCAGTTGGTCCTGTTTCTCCTGTTTCTCCTGTATCGCCAGTAGGTCCAGTATCACCAGTTACACCTGTAGGCCCAGTATCACCTGTTTCGCCAGTATCGCCAGTTGGTCCTGTTTCTCCTGTTACACCTGTAGGCCCTGTTTCACCCGTATCACCAGTAGGTCCAGTATCACCAGTTACACCTGTAGGTCCTGTTTCTCCTGTTACACCTGTAGGCCCTGTTTCACCTGTTTCTCCTGTATCGCCAGTAGGTCCAGTTTCACCAGTTACACCTGTAGGCCCTGTTTCACCTGTTTCTCCTGTATCGCCAGTAGGTCCAGTTTCACCAGTTACACCAGTAGGTCCTGTTTCTCCTGTTTCTCCAGTATCGCCAGTAGGTCCAGTATCACCTGTTACACCTGTTGGCCCAGTATCACCTGTTTCGCCAGTATCGCCAGTAGGTCCTGTTTCACCTGTTACACCTGTAGGCCCTGTTTCACCTGTTTCACCTGTTTCACCCGTATCACCAGTAGGTCCAGTATCACCTGTTACACCAGTAGGTCCTGTTTCTCCTGTTTCTCCAGTATCGCCAGTAGGTCCAGTATCACCTGTTACACCTGTAGGTCCAGTATCACCTGTTTCTCCAGTATCGCCAGTAGGTCCAGTATCACCTGTTACACCTG